GTGGAAGGATCGCAAGAACCGCAACGTTCTTGCGTACCTCGTTGGCTGCAGGCTTGCGTTGCGCATCGCTGAAGGGCCGAACATCCACAAGCTCGCACCGGAAGACATCCTCAGGTTGGGGCTGAAAGACCCCGAGGAAATCTTCGTTAAGCCCGAAGCGCACGGTAAGTCCAAGGTCAAGAGCAAGCGTTGGCGCTTGATCTGGATCGCATCGATGGTCGATTCAGTGACCCAGGACGTGTCTCATCGGAAGCAGAACAAGGCCGACATCTTGGCCTATGCTCAAGGACAGCTCAACACGCAAGCTGTCGGGCTCGGCCACCACGATGAAGGAATTGCTCGACTTGGTCAGGCTTTTGACTGGCTCAGCGCGGGCGGCACCGAGGACTTGTATTGCTCCGACGCATCAGGTTGGGATTTGAGTGTCTCTCGGGACGCCATTTACTGGGACACCGAGAGGCGCGTTTCGCGCATCGGCCCCGAGCCCGACTTGATCGCGGCCCGCATTTTGTGGGCTGAGGCAGCGTGCAACACCACCCATTGCCTCGTCATTGGGACGGCCTTGTGGACCTTCGAAAACTTTGGCGTGACAGCCACTGGCATCCCGAGCACCAGTGCTCAGAATTCCCCGATCCGGGCGTTCTCTCTGGTGGCTTGCGGTGCGTCTCGTGTTGTCGCGGCCGGAGATGATGAGGATCACGCAGGGCTTGTCGACGAGCAGCTCCTCGCTTCCACGGGTTGCATTACCAAGGAAGGAGCGTCGAGCAGTGGCCCGTTCGGCCCGCTGAGTTTCACCTCGCACACGTTCAGCAAGGTGGACCAGCGCTGGACGGCTACTTTTGACAACTTCGAGAAGATGCTGGCCCACTTGGATCTCCGGCGACTTCCAGGTGAACCACCATCTCGCGACCAGGTCTCCGGCATGCGGTTTGCCTTGCGGCACACCCCCGCTTTCGACAAGGCGTTTTGTGACTTGTTGGACGCGATGGGCTGGTTCGCCGCCGCGCCTGCCAACGTCGAGTGGGAGTAGGTGCAGAC